CAGAAATTTACGATTTAGGTGGAAGTGTGACCGACATAATTAGTCCGGGAGTATATTACCCGCTTGTATGCGTTACTACCACAGGTTTAACTAATGATAATACAATAACTCAAAATGGCGCTGGGGTGATAACTAATACTGGTCAGCCCAGGACATTTATTGTGACTTTCCATGTTGGGGCTGAGACCGGTGGTAATACTTCACTTTCGTTTTTTCTTAGGAAAAACCAGACGACAATAAGTTATAGCGAAACAGATTTACACTCACAATCCCAGGGTAGAGGGAGTACCTCAAATAGCGTCATTGTATCATTGAATACTAACGACACGATTTCTTTTTTGGCCGCTAATAACACTTCGACCACTGACATAACTTTACGACATCTAAACATTATTATTTTAGAACTATGATGAAGCCAAAACCCACTGCAAAAGACCGCATGATGATGCTTAAGAAGAAGCATGTTCGCGATGTTGAGAAAGACACCAATAAATATCCTGATGGCACTGTTGAAAAGTCCAAGAGTGTATTCAGGAAAGACGGAGGTCAAAAAGTTAAGGTAAAAACCACCTCTCCTAATGGTGAGGTTAAAAAGACGAAGATTGTCCGCAAGTGAAAGACGCCTGTTACAGAAAGGTCAAGGCTCAATATGACGTCTTCCCTTCTGCAAGGGCGTCACAGGCTATTGCCAAGTGCCGGAAGCAATCTGGCTCTGTGCGCAAGGGAGAGGCTGGGTCAAATCTGAAACGCTGGGAAGCGGAGAAGTGGAAGGACACAAGAACTGGCAAGGCTTGTGGTGCAGGTGGGAGCAACGAATACTGCCGTCCTAGTCGCAGGGTGTCATCAAAGACGCCAAAGACTGCATCTGAAGTCGGTAGTGCTAAGTTAGCGGCAAAAAAGAGGGAGAAGGCACGGGTGGGGATGGGAAATAGAGTTAAACCAATTTAATATGATACGAAAAGTAGGAATAGGCCAGGATTACAAGAATGGCATGCATTACGAGCTCAATCAGCCTGTAATCAACAAGACTGGCGATTTTAGGATATCCTTAATTAAGAAGGATTCATCAGGCGGCATTAAGATACACATCTCGAACTCACGCAATGAGCACATGCTCTGGAAGGAGTTTAATGCCTGTATGCCGATATCAATCGAGTATGAAGTTATCTGATGCGTTCACCATTTCAGTTTATCGTCAGGCCGAAGGGAGATCGGCGTTATGACAACACCCGGGATTGGGGTGTTGACTTCATTGTAAGTGTTTCTCAGGAAGACCACAGATTCTCAAATAGGTATGCTGAGGTCATCAGCACGCCAATGGACTACAGCGGCCCTATCAAGCCTGGGGATACGCTGATTGTTCACCACAATGTATTCAAGTTCTACTATGATATGTATGGTAGGCAGAAGAGTGGCAAGTCTTTCTTTGGGGAGAATGCGTTTGTGTTAGACTACGATCAGTTCTTCTTGTTTAAGTCTGATGATGGTAGGTGGCATGCTCACGATAAGTACTGTTTCATAAAGCCTTCGGATGAGAAGGAGTGGGTGCTGTATAAGGGCGGCAATTCAGAGCCTTTGCATGGCACTATCCGTTATATTAATGATGAGTTGATAGCACTTGGGCTGAAGGAAGGCGATGAGGTCATTTATCAACCAGAGAGCGAGTATGAGTTCGAGGTTGATGGGGAGGTGCTATATCGTATGTTTACCAGTAACATTGCCATCAAGATATGAAGACTAATGAGCAGTACAAGAGGGATATAATAAAAGCTGGGCGTAAGGCTGTGGAGCATCTCATTAAGGTTGCTGAGCAGGAGATTATTACTGGCGGGGAGGATGAGTTGAGTGCTGATAGGATGAAGAATGCCGCCGCCACCAAGAAACTAGCGATTATGGATGCATTCGATATATTGACGAGGATACAGCAGGAGGAGGACATACTGAATGCTCCTATGGCATCTAACGAAACGCATGGACAAGGATTTGCAGAAAGACGTTCAAAATAGCCTATACAGAGTGCTGCCTGCGCCCATTCAGAAGAAGAAGTGGGTGTATGGGTATAATAGGGAGTATGACATTGTCGTTATTTCTAAGGATGGCACTCTCGGGGCTGTATATGAGATATCTGGGTTGAAGATAGGCATACCCGAGGTGCCTAAGCAGGTGTATCAACGGTCAAGCAAGAAGTCTGAGCAGTATTGGGAGCGGGTGAACTGTCCGCCTCAATTAGAAAAGATAAAGTCAATATTTCAATGGAATGAGATGCCGCGTGACTTCAAGGAGTCATATGCGCCATACATTGAGTCTGAGTTTGATAAGAGAGATGCAGGAACGTGGTTTATGAACAATGGGGTGCCAACATATATGACTGGGGCATACTACATGTACCTTCAGTGGAGTAAGATTGACGTTGGATACCCTGACTTCCGAGAGGCTAACAGGATTTTCTTCATTTTCTGGGAGGCGTGTATGGCTGATAATAGGTCATTCGGTATGTGCTACTTAAAGATTAGGCGTTCCGGGTTCTCGTTTATGAGTTCGTCAATGGCCGTTAACCTTGGCACATTGTCGCGCAATGCTCGTATTGGCATACTGTCCAAGACTGGTGCTGATGCCAAGAAGATGTTTACCGATAAGGTCGTGCCTATATCAACGAACTATCCGTTCTTCTTCAAGCCTATACAGGATGGTATGGACAAGCCGAAGATGGAACTCGCCTATCGACTACCGGCATCGAAGATAACCCGCAAGAATATTCACGAGGTCATGTCTGACTCATCGCCGGATGGGCTGAATACGACTATTGACTGGCGCAATACCGCTGACAACAGCTATGACGGTGAGAAGTTATTGCTGCTGATACATGATGAAAGTGGAAAGTGGCTGCCACCAGAGAATATCCTCAATAACTGGCGGGTTACTAAAACGACTCTTCGTATAGGCAGTAAGATTGTCGGTAAGTGCATGATGGGCTCTACCTGCAATGCCAAGGCAAAGGGAGGAGGGAACTTCAAGGAGCTGTATGATGACTCTGATGTGACCAAGCGCAATGCCAATGGTCAGACCAAGAGTGGTATGTACAAGCTGTTCATCCCTATGGAGTGGAACTTCGAGGGGTATATTGATAAGCATGGATGGCCCGTCATTAACTCGCCGGCATCCCCTATTGTTGGCGTTGATGATATGGAGATTTATACCGGTGCTGTCAACTATTGGGAGAATGAAGTTCAGTCGCTCAAGTCGGACCAGGATGCACTGAATGAGTTTTACAGGCAGTTCCCGCGCACGGAGGCGCATGCGTTTCGTGATGAAAGCCGAATGTCGCTATTCAATCTGACTAAGATATATCAGCAGATTGACTTCAATGACGGCATTATGATTAACACAACGCTAACTCGTGGGTCATTTCATTGGGCGAACGGCATTCAGGATAGCCATGTGATATGGACTCCTAATAAGACTGGGCGATTCTTAGTTAGCTGGATACCGCCCGCTGGGCTTCAAAATAGGGTTATTGACCGCAATGGCAGGAAGTATCCTGGCAATGAGCACATAGGGTCTTTTGGCTGTGACTCATACGACATATCGGGTGTTGTGGGTGGAGGAGGGTCCAATGGTGCATTACATGGCTTGACTAAGTTCAATGTTGATGACGCGCCCAGCGGCATGTTCTTCTTAGAGTACATCGCTCGACCTCAGACTGCTGAGATATTCTTCGAAGATGTGCTGATGGCTTGCGTGTTCTATGGGATGCCTGTTCTTGCCGAGAACAACAAGCCGAGGCTGTTATACCACTTTAAGAATAGGGGATATAGGGCGTTCTCGCTGAATAGACCTGACAAGCACATATCGAAACTATCCAAGACAGAGGTTGAGCTCGGTGGCATTCCGAACACATCGGAAGATGTCAAGCAGGCTCATGCTGCTGCTATTGAGTCTTACATCGAGAAGCATGTTGGCTTTGATGCCGAGGGTACGTATAGAGATCCTGACGACTGTGGGTCTATGTATTTCAACAAAACGCTTATGGACTGGGCTGCGTTTGATATCACCAATAGAACGAGGCACGATGCGTCTATAAGCTCTGGGCTGGCGATTATGGCGAACCAGAAGCACTTGTATGTGTCAGAAATTAAGTCCTCTAAAATAAGTATTAACTTTGCCAGATATAATAATGAGAGTTCCTTCAGCCGCATAGAGAAGAATGGATAAACCAATAATCAATCCTACGTCGTTTCCAAACCAATATGTGTCCGACATTGAGAAGGGCACGAAGGAGTTTGGATTAAGGATAGGTCAGGCTATTCAGTATGAATGGTTCAGGAAAGACTCTTCTTCGGCAAGGTACTACTCTCAGTGGAGGGACATGCACCGACTGCGTTTATACGCACGTGGAGAGCAGTCTGTACAGAAATACAAGGATGAACTCGCTGTTAACGGCGATTTGTCATATATGAATCTTGACTGGACCCCAGTGCCAGTGCTACCTAAGTTTGTTGATATCGTGGTGAATGGGATGGGGGACAGGCTGTTCAAGGTTAAGGCGAGGGCGCAAGACTCTGCGTCTATTCAGAAGCGCCGGGACTTCCAAGAGTCGGTTGAGGTGCAGATGGCTGGTAAGGACATTTTCATGGCCGCTCAGGAGAATTTTGGTGTCAACCCATGGACCGTCAATCCTGCTGATCTTCCGGAGAATGATGATGAGTTGCAGTTGTTCATGGAGATGAACTACAAGCCTTCTGTTGAGATTGCTCAAGAGGAGGCATTGAATACCATACTTGAGGACAGCAGATACCAAGATGTACGCAGGAGGGTTGAGTATGACCTCATGGTGCTCGGTATCGGCATATCGAAGCATGAGTTTAACCCTGGCGATGGGGTTAGGGTTCAGTATGTAGACCCTGCTAATGTGGTGTACAGTTATACTGAAGACCCATACTTCCGTGACTGCTTCTACTGGGGAGAAGTCAAGACTATCCCTATCTCTGAGCTGACTAAGTTAGACCCCAATCTAACTGTTGAGCAAATGCAGGAGATTAGTAAGTACAGCCAGAATTGGTATGACTACTACAATGTAGCGCAGTTCTACAACAATAGTTTATTTAGGAACGACACTGCAACGCTCTTGTTCTTCAATTACAAGACTACGCACACTTTTGTGTACAAGAAGAAGACTACCGAGATGGGTGGTTCTCGTATTATTGAGAAGGACGAGAACTTCAATCCTCCTGCCGATATGATGGAGGAGCAGGGCTTTGAGCGCATCACCAAGACAATCGAGGTGTGGTATGAGGGCGTTATGGTGATGGGCACTAATATTATGTTGCGTTGGCAGATGATGGAGAATATGGTTCGTCCTAAGTCCGCATCTCAAAATGCTATGCCCAACTATGTGGCGTGTGCTCCCCGAATGTATAAGGGCAATATTGAGTCATTGGTACGAAGGATGATACCTTTCGTTGACTTGATACAGCTCACTCACCTGAAGATGCAGCAGGTCATTGCTCGTGTTGTCCCTGATGGTGTCTTTATCGACGCTGATGGCATCAATGAAGTTGACCTGGGCACAGGCGGCAAGTACACTCCGGAGGATGCGTTGAGGCTGTACTTCCAAACGGGTAGTGTTGTTGGTCGTAGTTTCACGCAAGATGGTGAGTTCAACCATGCTCGTATTCCTATCCAGGAGCTGACGACAAGTTCTGGCGGTCAGAAACTACAAGCTCTGATTGCGAACTACAATCACTACATGGACATGATTAGGGCTGTCACTGGTCTTAATGAGGCTCGTGATGCGAGTGTCCCTGATTCTAGGACATTGGTTGGTGTTCAGAAACTCGCTGCACTTAATTCCAATACTGCTACGCGACATATTCTTGATGCATCGCTGTACATCACAAAGACGGTGTCAGAAGGACTAGCATGCCGCGTTGCTGACATCCTTGAGTACGCTCCATTCCGCGAAGAGTTCATAGGCCAGGTAGGCAGGTACAATGTTACCATTCTCGATATTCTGAAGGACTTGTATATATATGACTTCGGCATCTTCATTGAGGTTTCTCCTGATGCCGAGGAGCGAGAGCGTATGGAGGCCAGTATACAGATGGCATTGCAGAAGGGCGATATTAACTTGGAGGATGCCATTGACATCCGTGAAATCAGAAATACGAAGCTGGCGAATCAGTTGCTGAAGATTAAGCGAAAGCAGAAGCTGGAGTCGGACCGCGCCTTCAAGATGCAGGAGCAGCAGATGCAGGTTCAGGGGCAGATGGAAACTCAGCGCATGGCTGCGCAGTCGGCTATGCAAAAGATAGAACTTGAGGCTCAGGCTGAAATACGCATTGAGCAAGCGAAGGTTGCGTTTGCTATTGAGAAGATGAATGCTGAGGCGCAGCAGAAGGCTATGCTGATGGAGAGGGAGTTTCAGTATAACTTACAGTTAGGCAAGATGCAGAGTGATATGTTGCAACAGCGTGAAACATACAAAGAAGATGAGAAGACAAAGCGTATTGGTATACAGAATAGCCAGCAGTCTAAACTGATAGACCAGCGCAAGAACAATCTCCCCCCATTGTCTTTTGAGAGTAATGAGGACAGCCTA